CAGCAGCATTTGCACGCTGTGACCCAGCTGTTGGGCGATAAATGCGGGGTTGAGGCCGGACATTAAGCATATTGTCGCATAGGTGTGACGGCAGTTGTATGGGGGCCGACGCCTGATACCCAATTCATTGAGCACCGGCACCCATTGCTTGTGCAGGTCGGACGTTTGCCTCACGTACTCCGCGTTCTTCGATGGCGGGAACACGAACGGGCTCACGGTCACCGCTCCCTTCCCATGCTTGCGGCGCTCCGCGTACTCCCTGGCGTACTGGATCGCCCGCAAAGCCCTTTCATTCAACAGGACGAACCGATCCCTCCCTGTCTTCGTCCTTTCCTCAACCTCGCCCAGTGCGACGGTCCTCTTGACGTGCACCGTCTTCTTCTCCTCATCGATCACATCCCATCGTACTGCCAACGCCTCTGAGAGCCGCAGACCTGTGAAGAACATGAACTCGAAGAGCGCCGCGTAAATCCGGCTCGGCCAGTGCTTGTGCTCGTAGAGTTTGGCGATGATGGTGTTGGCTTCGTCGAGCGTGAACGGGTCGATCTCCTTTCTCGACCGCCTCGGCAGCTCGATCACCTCGGCCGGGTTCTTCGTCAGCAGACCTTCGCGCGCGGCGGCGGCCAGGATCGTCGATAACCTGGTGATCGCATTGCGTTTCACATTCGCCGAGGTCCATTCGGTTTCGGTGATGATGCGCCGGATCAGGGTGGTGGTGATAAGGTCGAGACGCACCATGGCCAGGCGCGGCACCCAATACAGGTTCAATGCGCTCTTGTAGTTGTTGTGCGTGCCTTGCGTGATCTCGCGGCTATCCAGCCAGAGCTGAGCGTACTCACCGAAGGTCGGCTTGCCGCCGACCACTGTTTGGGAGCCCGGGAACAGCTCGGCGTATTTGTCCTGGTCTAACAGCCCGAGCCTGTTAAGGCTGGTTACCTGATCGCGAAGGACGGATGCAGCTTTGACGCCTTTTTGTGTCGCGGGGTAGGGGAGCGTTTCACATCGACGGATACCGTCCCATGTGAAACGAATGCGGAGGGAGCCACGGAAGACTTCGATCCCTCAGGGTAAATCCATTGGCTTTCCAGCCATTCGTCGTACCTCTTCTTGCTGTAGATGATCCGGCCGCCGTGCTTAATCCAGACGCCTTCGGGAATGGTGCCGCGCTGGCGGCGGTGCTCCAGGGAGCGCTTGGTGCAGCCGAGCAGGTCAGCCATGCGTTGTTCGGTGACCTTGTCGACGTCACCGGTACTTTGGGTTTCCATGGAATGGTCTCCACGCCGCCGGTGGCGGCAGGTTGGACTATGGATAATTCATTGGCTCGCGGATAATCTCCGGCTTCGTTTCCAGAGCCAGGGGGTCGCATGTCAAATGGAATTAAATGGTGTGCAGTGATCCTGCTGACCTTTGCAATCGCGGGATGTGGCAGCCAGCGCGTGAGCTACGCGCCATCTGCTACACAATTCAGTGATCGTCAGCAGGCGGCCGATTTAGTCGAGCAGGCTTTTTTTGAGGACTATGGAAAGAAATTCCGACCCCAGTCTGTGTTGATCACCGACAAGGTCATCATCTTGTCGGACGGCGTGATTTCGGAGGCTACGGGGTTTGCTTCTGCTGCGCCCCTCGGCTCGGGCGCTTTCGCTGCCGGCAGCAGCACGAGTGTGACGAGAGACGCCAGCAGGCGTATTTACCTGAATTCCATCGACGATATTTCCATCTACCAAAAGCGGGGCAGGTCCAGTCGCTTCACCGTGGTAATTCGCGGGCAAGACGGCAGAGAGCTCGGCTCGATCCGGACTGGTAGCCTGGAGCGAGCGCAGCGATTCAGCGATGCACTGACTTACCTAAAGACCTCGCCCAAGCAGTGATCCTTGCCCGCGCATGTCGGCGGGCTTGAGTTGTAGGGGGAGGGGTTAGGCTGCTGGGCGCTTCATGAAGGTGATCCAGTGAGTCTTTTCGCGCTTGCCGGACTTGTGGCCAAACAGGGGCTTTTCATCGGTGAGAGCCAAAAGCTCGCTGACCAGCACCTGGGTTTCGTTCCACTTGAAGACCAGAATGCCCTCGGGCTCCAGCACGCGGAAGCACTCGGCAAAGCCCTGACGGATGTCTTCGCGCCAGTCGCTCGTGAGCAGGCCGTACTTCGCGCGCATCCAGCTGTCCACCCCGGCCCGAGTGAGGTGTGGCGGGTCGAATACGACCAGGCGGAAGGTTGACTCCTCGAAGGGCAGTTGCCGGAAGTCCATCAGCACATCGGGTTCAACCTTCAGCACCCGCCCATCGCAGAGCAGATACTCTTCGTCGCGGATGTCGCCGAACAGGGCGCGCTGGTCTTGCTTGTCGAACCACATCATTCGGCTTGCGCTGCAGGGGTCGAGCACCTTGACTGCAGCACTCATCGCGGCCCCCTGTATATCAGGTAGGCCATGAGCAGTGGTGCGGCTAGTGGGATCAAGAACATGGCATCAGCTCCTTCGGCACCTGGACGGTATTGCCGAGCATGTGGTGCACGAAGCCGCGGCAGAAGGCGACCAGGGCGGTGGGGCCGTAGAGCCAGATCCCGGCACCGGCTGGGCCGCCGCTGTAGCAGGCCTCCTCGGCCAGGCCCGGAGCGTGCTGAGTGCTGCCGCGGTGCTTGTCGATCAGCGGGCCGCCGTGCTCCCAGTTGGCGGATGGGCGATAGCCGAAGCCTTCGGCGGCACCACGGATGCTGACGCTGGTCGGGTCGTCCTCGGCGCGCCAGATTGTCGTGAGACGGTCTGGGTCTGAGCTGAAGCCCTCGGCCATGGCCACCGCCCAGTCCAGCGGCGCGCCGATCAGCCTGGCCGTCTTCACTTCGATCAGGTCGGTCATGGCATCTGCTCCCCGCGCTGGGCGGCAACGCTGACGATGGCAGTGCGTGCAGCCTTCCGGCGATCGCCCTGGGCGTATTCGCTGTTCACCCAGATCATGGTGTCGTCAGCCCATACGGCTTCATCCTCACCAGAGCCTTCGACGTTGACTTGCATGCCCAGGTCAATGGCCAGCTTGAATGCGTCGCCGTCGTTGATGTGAGGGTTCCAATGTGCCCGGGTGCCCGACTGGCCCTTGATGCGCAGCGGCCATTTCGGATCGCTGCAGGTGCACGGTTCCACTTCAATTCCAGCGGCCTTAGCGGCGAGCAGCAGTTCTTCAAGCTCAGTCACAGCTGATACCTCTCATCAATCCAGCGCCCAGGCGCCAGTGCGGGTGTAGGTTTGGGTTGTGTTTCGTGCGGGGAGAGCTGGCGCTGGTTGCCGGCCTGCAGCTGGCTGACGGGGATGCTGCTGATGCCGACCCCGTTGAGCAGGTAGCAGGTGACGCCGCGCTGGCTGTCGTGCTGCACTTCGATGACGTTCTCGGTTGCGCTGGCGCCGGTGGACAGCAGCAGGAGGCAGAGGGCGAGGCGGGTCATGGCGTCACCTCGATGGCGACGTCGTCGTGGATGCACTCGATGTCGCGGAGATCATCGTCATCAATCTGCGATTCCCGCAGATCATTACTTTCGAGCAGTTCTTGGACCTCATCGTCCGGCACGTCGTACATGACCCTTTTGAAGTTAACGATCGCTCGACCCGTCAGGATGATTGTTTTGCCCACGGCAGATCCTTGGCCGCCATATCGCGGCAGTGAATAGAGGGGGGAGGGTTACAGCCGGTTGTCTGATTCAAATCACAAACCGGCGGTGCTGAGTTGCGTAGCGCAGGGCTTTGGCTATGGTGGCAATACACCATCCGAATAAGACCAAAGTATTAGGAGTGCGCCATGAGGATACGCGGTGAAGTTTTCTGGGCCTGGGCTGACGCAACGCTTCACCATCGAACTCATGACGAGACGCTCAGTGATGGAACCTTCATCGATGTCCAGGTGCGACTGTCGCGAACAGGTACGACGCAGATGTTCATAGGCGTGTACGCGTCGAGCGGTATGTCGCTCCACGAGGAAGCATTTGATTCTCGTCCTGGCGAGTCAATGACCAGAGCGCTGGCCTGGGGTGTTGGGCGTGCTCGTCGCATAGCAACCGATGGTGGTCCGGCCGCCGACCGCTTTGCTGCCTCTAAATAGAGGGGAGAGGGGTTACAGGTTGAGAGTACAGATGTTCTCTTTCGAGCCTTCCGAGCGCATGAAGGCCGCCATGTCGCCCATCTGCTCGACTATGAAGCGCTCTTCATCAGCTGCGGCTGCGATGATCCTTTCTCGGCGCTTCTTGCAGAGTCGGCAATCGACTTTGGCCCAGTCGCCTGACAGCTCGGAGGATTCCCCTAGCCAGGTGCCGCATGGCGCTTGCTCGACATCTTCCAGGTCGGTGAAAGGTGCGAAGTGCGTCTTCACGGCTTCGCCTCCGGCTCTGCTGGCAAGCGTTCGATGCCGAGGCGATCTTCGTCTTTAAGTGCCTGGCGCTGCTGCGCAGTTGGCGCGCTCGACTCTATGCTGGCGGCATCGCACAGCCCAAGCAGCCATTCAATCCACTGCTTGCGCTGGGGGTAGCAAGGGTCATCATCATCCTGCGCCCGTACTGCATGAGCGGGACCGAAATTGATCGAGCGAAAAGCGCTGACCATTTCAGCCAGCTGGGCGCGCAGGGTGTCGCTGAGTTGCCGTGCTTCTGACAGCTCGTTGTGCAGCTGAGTGAAGGCTGCCTCAACCCGGCTCGACACTGGGCCGGTACCGACATGCTCAGCCCATTCGCGTTCTTCAACCATTGCGGCCATGGCCTCGCACTGGGCGAGCTCACCCTGGTGCTGGGTCGGCTGGGCCATGGCCTGGATGATAGTCAGCAGATCATGCCGCTCAAGTTCGTCGCAGTCGCCCAGGCACAGGTGATCACCAACGTGGCGCGTGCATTGCGCATCGTCCTCGGTCAACTCTTCGGAGCTGCCAACCCAACCGCAACGGCGGCATTCTGCTGGGTAATAGCGTCCAACCAGCGGCTCCATGCCAATGTATGGCGGCACGCTGACCATCTCGGTGTTGCTGGATCGGCTTTCTGTGGGCATGGCTGTACCTCGCCGGATTGGCTGTGCAGTTGATATGAATGGTAATCTCGCTCATCCAGTCTTTCGGATCCATAAAGGCTGTTAGTAGTCGCGAAAAATTGGCTTTGAAGTCGATTAATTTGTGCAAAATAATTTGCTATGGGGCGTTTTAATGCGTAGTTGGATTCGAGAGTGGTTCCGGGCTTTATTGCAGTGCACTCGTGAGTTGATGCCAATAATTATTGGCATAGTGTTTTCCTTGGCGTGCATGTTGTTTATATGGGCCGCTGCCCCAAAGGTTCAAACCATGCAGCTGGCAGACTGCATACAAGTGGTTATTATGCTGTTTATTGCTGGCACCATGATTGTTGGTATTGGGTCTTACAGGCATGAAAAAGAATATGCACAATCAGCTACGAATTTGGGAAGTGCTTTGTCATTAATTGATAGAGCGGCTAGTGTCCTTGTGTCGGATGGTAAGTTGACTAACGATAGAGTCGCGTGGGTGACCTCTGCTCGCTTGATCTCTAGAGCAGAGGCGTTGAGCAGCAAAATAACAACTGAAACGCATAATTTGATTTTTGAAGCTGAGCGTGACTTCCAGCGGCACAAATTCCGCGATTTGTTGCGGCTTGATGGTAAAGAGATTTGTGGTGCTTTTTTTTGCGGCGGAGCTCAAGGTCAGACCATTGGTGATGTTGTTACTAGCCCGACTCACCCAGACGGCGGTAGAAGCTGGATCCCTACGAGGATAATCAATGTAGTCTATACTTTCATGAGCTTTCCAGAAGGTTATGAAGATCCATTACGGACTTCTGAAGACTTTGGGCTAAAAGAGCGTAATCGCTTATTTGACCTAGGTCATGAAGGTGTTAGGGAATATCTCTCTTTCAGAAAACAATTCCTTGTAATAGGTAAAAAGGTCCTTCAGAAAAGTGATACCAAGGGGGGGCGGATGAGCGCGGAAAATATTAATGACGCGATAGCTAAGGATCTACTCTACCTCGAGTTTGATGACTGACGGGATGTGATTCCATACGGCTCGTATCGAATGCATCTGCTTAGGCCGGCGAACAGGTCGATTGCTGTGGTCATGGTGTTTCCGTGTCAGGCTTTGGCGATGATGTCGGCCTCTGCCATTTCGCAGAAGAACGAGCAGGAGGGGATTTTTTCGTTGCGGCGCACTGGGCCATCGCCGAGTTCGCGTAGGGAGAAGCGCACGTTGGTGTCGCGGTTGCGGAAGAGGTAGGAGCCTGGACCCAGCTCGTCCTGGATCAAGCACAGCGCTTCGAAATCCTCAGGAAAGTCTTCACGGATGGCCCGGAAATAACCCTCACCTCCCTTCACACAAGCTTTGCAGTTGGCGTTGTGGTAACCCATGCGGTACATCAGCGGCAGCTCAATGCCGGCGCGCTGGATCAACGCCTTGCAGTCTTCTTTGCCCAGCCCGCGCTCGATCAGCGGGGCGATGACAGGGCGGTCCGGATTGCGTTCGCGGAAGTCGTCGAGCCGATCGGCCTCTTCGGCCGTGTAGCCGAAGACCATCACGTCGCCGGGTTGCTTCCAGTTGTCGAGCAGGCGCCGCTTCAAGATCTTGGTGCACGGGGCTCCGGTGCGGCCCTTCATGTACCGCTCACGGCGAAAGACCTCAAGCACGTTGGCCCCGTACTTCTCGTCGCGCAGGACGGTGATTGGCTGCCCGAACCAGGCTTCGCAGTCCTGGGCGAACCGACGATTGTCTTCGTGCTCATTGGCGAGGAAGGCGTTGATGATCTGCACGTCGTGCGTACTGCCGTACTCGGCCAAGGTTAGCTTGGTGGCTACGGCCGAAGCAGCGCCGCAACTGAACTGGCAGACGATTCGATTGAACATGGCAGCTCCTGGCCAGTACTATGTTTGCCTGGAAAAAAGAGGGATTCAATAGAAATGAGCTTAAGGACAAAGTTGGCCCTAATATTTTCGACGCTCTATATCTCTGGTTTTACACTGATGTGCTTGTTTAGAGTCGACGATCTGAAGGTATTGGAACTTAATGAGCTAGGAGATTATCTCGCGGGAGCCTTCGGGCCATTGGCTCTGGCTTGGCTGGTTTTTGGGTATTTTCAGCAAGGCGACGAGTTAAGGCAGGGTACAGAGGCTCTTAAGCTTCAAGCGACGGAATTAAACAATTCTGTAACTCAGCAGGCGAAGATGGCTTCGGCAAATGAGATTTCTCTCCGCAATCATGAAAACTCTCTTGAGCCGCTTTTCAAAGTTGTGGCATCCCGTACCGGCTGGGATAGTGAAGGTGACTTCTTTTTTTCCTTTGACTTGCATAATCTTGGAGAGTATTGCGAAGACATTAAAGTTGTTGCTGAGCTTGGAGGTAGAGAGTATCCAAACAAAGGCATAGGTACAATGTTTTCGGGTGATTGCGTATCTCTCCGGAGGAGTGGTATGAATCCATGGGAAAACTTTGTCTTGTCAGTTGAATACACAAGCCGCGTCGGTCGTCTGGGTAGACAATCTTTCTCCATTGTAAGTTACGAAGATGAGGAAGACCCTTATCCAACATATTATGCTGAAAAGCACCCGTTTCTCAGTGCGTGAGCTAACAATCTAAGGTATTTGCTATCCGATAGACCTTGCGTGCAGGCGCCGCCCTCGCCGGGGAGGCGTTATCGTTGAATAGGGGAAGGCGCTGGCGGGCGCCAGGGCTTCATCAGTCGGGCTGGCGGAGTGATAAAAATTGACAAGTGGAACTGTTGAAATTGACCGGTCACATCTTCAAGCTACGCGTTTTGCTTTCCTAACGGGTGTTTGATGGACTGGACTCAGCTTGTACCGCTAATCGGGAAGTTTGGCGCCTGGCTGGGGCCTGTCGCTGCGACAGTCACCGGCGGCTACTTCACTAATAAGTTCACTCAAAAGGCTCTCGATACAAAGTCAGCTCGCGAATCGCGGGCGGCCCGACTCGCTGTTTTGGAAGCTAAAGCGGAGGCCGTGCTCGCAGGAGCTAACAAGGCAATGGCGGAGAAGAGCGTTAAAGAGCTTGATCTTGTTGATCCTGCAATCAGGCTCTACTTTGATCAGGGCGTCGTTGATGCTTATGAGGCGTTGAGAAAAACGCTGGATGACAAGAACATAGGCAACGTGCTTAGCGCTGGCCTTATAAGCAACTACGGATCAAGCCAGAGAAACAAGCTGGCCAACGAGCTAAACAGGTTCCTGAAAAATACATCGGTGAGATAAAGGCGAGTCCACTAGTGGAAGACGCTGGCGGGCAGCGCTGGAGAGTCAGGCCCGGCGGACCTTGAAGCCGAACATGCACTCGATGTCGTGGTACTCGCACCGCTCGTAGGCCTTGTACTTGGCCTGCGACGGGGTGCTGGCGAACACATCGACGACGGTGCGATTGGTGATGTCCCACCAGTCCCATCCGGCCACCAGCACCTGGTAGCGCTTCAGCGGCAGCTTCTCGGCCATCTCGCCGTTATGCATTTCCCAGGTCGGGTGGTAGTTGCGGATGCGCTTCTTCGGGTCGCTGTCGAGGATGACGCCGATGTAGTGCCCGCGATCGGCCATTATCACGCCAGGCTCGCCGTTGGCTATCACGCGGCGTCCGATCTCGGCCGGCACGTCGTAGTGGCGGCGAACGTAGTCGCAGTTAAAGTTGCTCATGGCTTTCTCCATGCATGCGCCGCCCTCCGTGGCCGGATGCGGCATGGTGGCAATTTGGTTTGGGATGCGGTATTAAGGTAGTTTGATATCAATTGCATCGGAGTGTGCTCGTGAAAGTCTTTATCAGTTGGTCTGGTGATCGGAGTCGAGCTGTAGCGGAGGTTCTTAGTGACTGGATTAAATGCGTATTACAAGCATCAGAGCCTTGGATATCTACTAAGCATATTGACAGAGGGGCGTTATGGTTCACTGAAATTAATGAGAAGCTCCGAGATATCTCGGTAGGAATTGTGTGTTTAACTCACGACAACAAGGATAAGCCCTGGATTCTCTTTGAGTCAGGAGCCCTCGCTAAGGGGCTGAGCGGGAATCGCGTTTGCACCTTCCTTGTTGATCTTGAACCTCACGATCTAACTGACCCCCTTGCTCAGTTCAATCATACTAAGCCAAATAAAGAGAGCGTATGGGAGTTAATACGAACTCTTAACGCCTGCCTAGCGGAGCGCTCACTAGGCGAGCGTGTCTTGGAAAAAGCTTTTGCCGTATACTGGCCTCAATTTGAGACTGAATTTGCGTTGGCGTTAGCAGAGAACGAGCCTGAGAAAATTAGTAAGCCACGCCCTCAACAAGATGTGATGATGGAAATACTCAGCGCTACTCGTGAAATGTCTAAACGTATTTCTATTTTAGAGACTCAGCAACCTGCGATAATGCCCACTTCTGACTTAATGAAATGGAAGAATTATCTCAGTACAGTCCCTGAAATGAAGTCGGATTCTGCTAGGCGCTGGGCGGATCTAGCTCTGACTCCTGCTCAGATAGTTGAAATTACTAAAAAACTCAAATCGGAAGTGAGCGATAACCACCAAGATCAAGATAACAATCAAGACAAGGATTAATGGATTTCGCGACAGGTGTTGCCGAAGATGTATGCGGTGATGCCGCTGTCCGCGTTTCATGGCTACGAACCAGCGAGGTGGTGGAGGGGCGCGAACGGAATATCGTCGTCGAAGCTGTCAGGCGAAGCAGCCTGCTGGTCCGGCTGTTGCGGCGAAGTCCGGCGCTGTTGAGGCTGCCGGTCTGGCACCTGGCCTGGCTGCTGGCCCTGCGGCCGGCTTCCGAGCAGCTGCATCGTGCCGTTGATGTCGACGATGATCTCGGTGGTGTACCGCTTGATGCCGTCCTTCTCCCATTCGCGGGTCTGCAGCATGCCCTCGATGTAGCACTGGGCACCTTTGCGCAGGTACTCGCCGGCGATCTCGGCGACTTTGCCGAACAGCGACACCCGGTGCCACTCGGTGCGTTCGACCTTCTCGCCCGAGCGCTTGTCCGTCCACTGCTCACTGGTGGCCAGGCTGAGGTTGGTGACCGCATTGCCATTCGGCAGGTAGCGCACATCCGGGTCCTGTCCGCAGGTGCCGACCAAGATCACCTTGTTTACCCCGCGGCTCATGACTGCGCCACCGCTGCGCTGATGATCAGCAGCAGGGCCAGCAGCGAACCCCAACGTGTGGCGCGATCGCCAGCCTGTTTCACGGTGACAACTGGCAGCTTCTTGGCTTCGACTGCGCGCTCCAGGCTCTGGGCGTAGGTGACCGCGTCGAAGTAGCGGCGGCGCTGCCCGTACAGGCGATTGTCATCGGAGCCGACGATGGCCCAGCTGTTGTTCTCGCCCTGCTGGACGAAGAACCGCGAGTTGCTTCGGAACTGGGCGGAGGCGGCTTCGGCCAGCTGCTGCACCTGCTGGTACTGCACACGGCTATTGCGAATGGCTGCGTTCATTGGGTGGTCCTCAGTGGGTCAGGCGTGAAGCTCGAAGGCCTCAGCCTTGCGAACGATTCGAACTTGAGCAGTGCGGCGCTCCGGCGCGCGGCGGTCGCGGCGCATCGGGTCGCTGTCGTCGATCACCGCATGCATGGCGATAAGGCCGGCGAGCATGATGCAGAGTGGGCTGATGATCTGTTGGCGCATGGCCTTGGTGACCGCCTCGATGCGCCGGCCGGCTTCCAGCTTGAACAGCGCAGCCTCGATCCGATTGGCCACGGTGCCCGGGCTGACCGCCATCTGCTTGGCGATTTCCTTTGTGGTGAGGCCTTGAGCCACCCACAGCAGTGCTTCGAGCTCACGGGGAGCCAGCGCCTTGCCGAGCTGGCCAATCCATGAGCCGCGAGTGATCGTTTCCATGAAGTGTCCTCGGTGGGCTGCATTGGTGTGTGATCTGGTATTGAGCGCCCCGTTTCCGCGTTTCGGCGCATCCATCTAGGCGCTTGGGTTTCAGCGGCCACGTCTCACAGATCACACACCGATGCAGCCTGGTGATGGGGAACCAGGTAGATCGGGCAGTTAACGTCAGGCTGACTTGTCGCTGGTTGAGCGGGGTGGGGGAAGATTAATTGTGGGTGAGTGATAGGTTGCTCACGATGCAGATTGAGCCGTCGTCTGCAGGGGTGGCATCGGTGTAATCGACCTGGTTGTAAACGCCGCCGTGGAAGTTCAGCAGCGATGATCGCCAGGAACTGTCCATGTGGAGGCTGCCGGACGACCCGGCCTTGCCATTGCAACTGGCGGTCACGGTCAAAGCGCCCGAGGCGAGCACGCGGAGGGTGACGGTGAACTTCGCACCCAGGGGAACACCCTTGAGCAGGGTGGTGTTGACCGGGGTGGCCTGGTTGAAGGTTTCGCGGAACCCCAAGGTGATGTTCCCTTTGCTCCAGAAGACCTTCACTGGTGGGCTGTCGTCGTCCTTCACATGCAACTGCGAGATCACCACTTTCTGCGCGGAGTTGACCTTCGTGAGCATCATCTCCTGCATGTTGATGTGCTCGGCAGCGCTCGCCAAAGACCAGTAGCTGGCCTCTTTCCACTCGCAGCGCGTGCGGTGGGTGCTTTTACTCGAGGCGCCTTTGGTGGGCGCCGAGAACTGGATAGATCCGTCGCTCAGGACCTTAACGATGCTCGGTAACTCAGCGATCGCTACAGCGCCGCTCACCTCGAGAGCAACGGGGTTAGTAGAAGATACTGGCACGGGGGTGGTGATCGTTAGATTGCTGATGTTTACGGTCATGGGTGTTCTCCTGACGATAAAATCATTGGCCTGGCACGATTGCCTTCCAACCGTGATGCGGACGCCCGCATCCCTCTGTGCACTCTGGGAATGCACAGAGGGATCACCGCGCGAGTTCAAGCCAGTTGAATCAGGCAGCACGTTCCAGCTCGCAACATTCCTGGTAGTGGGCCATCGCTATCGGCAAGTGGGAGCTGTCCAGCGGCCATTTGCTGCAACCGCATGGGCAAGGCCCTGCAAGCGACCTACACCGTGCAGGGCTGGCGACAGAGCAACAGCGCGCTGTGGAAGCACAACACCGTCGTGCGGGTGATTGACCCGCTGATCGGCTTCGAGCGCGACATGGTCATCGCCGAGGTGACTTACACCCTGAACGACAGTGGGATGGTTACTACCTTGGTGGTTGGCCCGCCCGAAGGCTATGAGCCAGAGCCGGCGGACCCGCTCAAGCGGCGCAAGCTCAAGAAGGGCAAGAAGGGCGACAACTTCGAATACCTGCTACCGGAAGACTGGGGGAAAAAATGACCATGCTGACGCGCATGATTGCTCGCGGCACCGTGGCCCTGGCCTCGGCGGGCAGCATGCTTCAAACACTGCAGATGCGCCTTACCGCAGGCGAGGTCAAGGACGATCTGGAGCACTTCGAGCCCTACGGCTACACCAGCCATCCACTGCCGGGCGCCGAAGGTGTGGCGCTGTTCCTGGGCGGCGACCGCTCGCACGGTGTAGTGGTCTGCGTGGCCGACCGTCGCTTCCGCCTCAAGGAGCTGCAGCCAGGGGAAGTAGCGCTGTACACCGACGAAGGCGACACCTTCGTGTTCAAGCGCGGACGTGTCGTCGAGCTGCAGACCATGACGCTGAAGGTGAAGGCCGGCACGTTAGTGGAGTTCGACACGCCGCTGATCAAGACCACCGGCCGGATCGAATCTGTAGGCGACCAGGTGGCCGCTGGCATCAGCCAAGTGGAGCACGTGCATGGCGGCGTCATGGCGGGTCCAAGCCAAACGCAGAAGCCGGTAGGCGGTGCACCATGAACGACACCGATAAGAACCTAGTCCGCACCGTCGTGATCAGCCTGTTTACCTGGCGCCGCGCCGGCCCGGACGATCCCGTCGACGACGAGGAGCGCTACGGCTGGTGGGGCGACAGCTTCCCCCGGGTGGCCGACGACCGCATTGGATCGCGCCTGTGGCTGCTGCGCCGGGTGAAGCTTACCGACCGCACCCAGCGTGATGCCGAGTTCTATGCCGAAGAGGCCCTGGGTTGGCTGGTTGATGACGGCCAGGTGCTTGATATCGCCATTTCCAGCGAGCGTGCCGGGGACGATCGCCTCAACCTGCGGGTCGTACTGACGTTGCTCAGTGGCGCCGCGCTCATCATCGATTCGGACCAACTGTGGCAGGTGACCTATGCCGTTTGAAACACCTTCGCTGCCCACGCTGATCAGCCGCTCCCAGGCTGACCTGGGCAGCAACGCCTTGCGCCACTCCGATGCCCAGGTGCTAGCGCGGGCCCAGGCGGGTACCGCGTTCGGCCTGTATGGCTATCTGAACTGGATCATCGAACAGATCCTGCCCGATACCGCTGACGAAGAAACGCTTGAACGTATCGCTTCACTGCGGCTGCAGCAGCCGCGCAAGGTCGCGTCGCCAGCGCACGGTGAGGTGAGCTTCCAGGCAGCGGCCGGCGCAGTGCTGGATGTCGACACGGTGCTGCAGGCTCAGGACGGCCGATCGTACAAGGTCACCCTGGGGGTGACGACCAGCGCCGGAGCCAACCAAACCACCGTGGAGGCGGTAGACGCGGGGACTTTGGGCAACGCCGATGCCGGCCTGACCTTGAGTCTGGTGCAGCCGGTGCAGGGGATTGGCGGCACTTTCACGGTGCTGGGCCTCGGCTTGACCGGTGGCACGCCTAAGGAAAGCGTCGAGTCGCTGCGGTCGCGGGTGATTCGTTCTTACCGCGTGATCCCGCATGGCGGTAGCAAGGACGACTATGAGACCTGGGCGCTCGAATGCGCTGGCGTCACCCGCGCCTGGTGCGTGCGCAACTACATGGGCCCTGGCACGGTTGGCGTGTTCATTATGCGTGACGACGACGCCAACCCGGTGCCTGATGCAGGTGAACTGGCCGAGGTGAAAACCTATATCGAAGCGCGCCGACCGGTGACGGCAGAGGTGTATGTGCTCGCCCCCTCGATTGCTCCAGTGGTCTACCAGATCCGCTTGGACCCAGATACGTCAGTGACGCGGGCCGCAGTGGAGGCGCAGCTGGCCGACCTGCACAACCGCGAAGCCGGACTCGGCGAGACGCTGCTGCTCAGCCACATGCGCGAGGCCATCAGCGGCGCCAAAGGCGAGTGGGACCACCAGCTGGTTTATCCCGCAGCTGATCTGGAGCCCACCAGCAACCAGCTGCTGACATTTGGAGGTTGCACATGGCTGGCGTGAGAACGGCGGAACAGTACAAACAGCAGTTACGTGCGCTGCTGCCCCACGGGCCGGCATGGGATCCCGAGCTGGTCCCCGAGGTTGAGCTGGTGCTGGAAGGTGTATCGCGGGAGTTCGCCAGGGTCGAGGCGCGCGCGGCAGCGGCGCTCAACGAGATGGATGCCGCCGGTGTGAGCGAGCTTGTACCTGACTGGGAGCAGGTCATGAACCTGCCCGATTCCTGCCTCGGCGTGAATCCCTCATTCGAAGACCGGCGCCTGGCCGTGCAGCAGCGCCTGGTCGCCGTCGGCAGCCAGACCATTGCCTACTTCATCAGCTTGGCTGCGGGGCAGGGATACCCAAACGCAACCGTGACAGAACACCGGGCGCCACGCTGGGGGCGTGCCCGCTTCGGCTCCGCGCACTTTGGCACCTGGAACGCTCAGTTCATGTGGACCCTGCATACCGGCGGGCGTCAGCGGGTTGGGCGGCGCTTCGGCGTGAGCTATTGGGGGGAGCGCTTCGGTACCAACCCAGGCGATGCCCTGGAGTGTGTCATCCGCAGGGCAGCCCCAGCGCACACGCTGACCATCATCGATTACAACTGAGGAAAAACGCGTGGACTATCCAAAAAGTGTGCCCAACGCAGGGCTGGTTGGCGGCAAGTTTGTTGATGAGGACGTAGTAAACGGTACGCCCGGATCATTGATCCCGGCCTCTTGGGGGAACGCGATTACTTCTGAGGTGCTGAACGTCATCGAGGCCGCAGGGCTGGTTCCGGATGAGGGCGATTTAACACAACTGCTTCAAGCGGTCAGGGCTAGAACAGGCTTGGTCAGATACACATCCAACGGCAGTTTCAAGGTGCCCGCCGGGGTTTCGCAGGTCTGGGTTTCTGGATGCGCGGGTGGCGGCGGAGGTGGTGGGACACTGCCCATCGGCGCCACTGGCAATATCTCTGCGTGCGCGGGTGGCGGGGGCGCGGGCCAGTCGGTAATGCGGCAGCCGTTTGCTGTTACGCCAGGCCAAGTGATCCCAGTGACGGTGGGCGCTGGAGGGACAGCCGGGGGGATTGCTGGGACGGGTGGAACGGGCGGGAACACCGTAATAGCCGCGTTGATCACCATGACCGGCGGTGCTGGCGGCAAGCCGGGAGGCGCGGGTTCGTCAAGCACTGCGTGGGGGGGAGGCAGTGGAGGTGCCGGTTACCCTGCGGGCTCCGATGGTGGCGATGCCGTTCAGACCTACTCATCTGTTGGTGGTGTTGGAGCTTCCTCGCCTTTCGGCGGCGGCGGCGGAGCCCCTCGCGCCGGCGCAAACTCTGGCATTGCAGGCAGGCCTGGCTACGGGTACGGCTCTGGGGGTTCTGGTGCAGGTGGTGCTTATTCCGGCCTGGCCACCTCTGTGGGCTATACCGGTGGGGCCGGAATGCCTGGATTGGTCATAATTGAGTGGTGAGTCTCATGGAAATAAACCGATATGCAGTTGTAGATGGAAAATCTGGCCTCGTTGTCAATACGACGCTCTGGGACGGTGAATCGGAATGGACTTGCGGCGCGGGGCTGGTCGTCATTCCCTCCGATGAAGCAGGCATTGGTTGGAGCTACAATGGAGAAAACTTCACAGCTCCGCCCGAGCCTGAGCCCATTCCGCCCACCCCTGAACAAATCCTGGCCATAAATAGAGCCATCCGGGATCGCTTATTGGCCGAGGCCACATTGGCAATGGCGCCCTTACAGGATGCAGTTTATCTCGACAAGGCCACTCCTGATGAGGTGTCAACGCTTGAGGGATGGATGGAATACCGTGTTGCGATCAATAGAGTTAATCTTGCGGAAAATCTTCCTGAATGGCCTGGCTTGCCAAGATGATTGGGGCATTGTTTAGAGTCATAATGTTCAGCGCCGCCTTCATCAGGTGGCGCTGAATCATCATCGACGTGTCATTTGGCTGGATTGATAGTTGTTTGCTTTGGCTCCAGTAACAAAATCGTGCCTAGATCGTTCTTTGCGATAATGGGATATTCAGCTATTAATCTACTGTCGTTAAGTTTGGCTAGCGTGCGCGAGTATTCGCCGATGCCAAGATAGATGCAGTTTATGTTGCTTTTCATTGCGTTGTTTTGCATCTCATCCAGGTCCTTCTGTAACAACGTCTCGATCATTCCTGGGCCTGAAACTGGAGATGATGTATTGAGTTCTGCATGATAAATTGCTTGGCGTTGAGACAGGATTAGGCAGTTGCGCCCTTTGTCAGTTGCACGTAGGAAGTTTAGCTCGTCTGTGACCAGTTTGTCTTTAGGCTGGTTAATGCGTTGGAGGTTGGTCAATCCTGTGGTGATCAACTCATCGCTACTAAAGGCGAGTGTTGTGGCTCCGAGGCTCGCGAAGGAGATAAACGGTAATGCCAGTAGTAGTGAGCTACTGTGGGTGCGACCCTTTTGTAGTGATCGAAGGACTAAATCAGTAAGGATGCCTGCCACAATCAAAACTGGCCACAAAACCATCATCAGGCAGAATATGTGTGAACGGCCTTGGTAATAGGTGAAAAGGCCAAGGCCCATAAGTGAAACGCAGAACAAAAAGTCGTAAACGGGATTTTTGCTTCTGCGTCGCCATCCTGTGAGAGAGGCTACACCGCCTGCGGCAAAACCCAATATGACAACCTGCCAGGGATTAAAGTTTGTAGGCATAGGCAGCATCATGAAGCCTGAGCCATAGAATAGTTTTTGGTAGGAAATTGCCTCTCCAATTTGTAAAGGAGCACCGGATTTTATCCTTAAGTTAGTCATCAAGGCCAAGAATACTACCGCTGCTATAGCAAATACTGATAGGGCGGGGAACCAATCTCTAATGCTAGGGCTGTCCCGGAATGCTGGCCTCACGAACAGTGTTGCACATATTGCGATAAGGACGGGGATGCCCGAATCGAAGTTCCAGAATATGGATATTCCTGAAATGATTCCGAGTGCGACAATTAGTTTTCTTGATGGGTTTATGCAGTATGCGGAAAAAGCAAGCAATGCTACGGCGGGGCAAATAAAACGAATAGGGTAGTATTGCATGTATAATTCTTCCTTGACCTCGTTCAGGTAAAGGAATAGACCCGTGCTAATGATCACGCAGAGGAAAGTCATTGTTTTCAATGCTGTGTTGCGGATGAATCTGTTTAGTATGCTTGCAATGCAATACAGGCCTAGCATTTGAAGCGTGGCGAAGAATGTGTTTATGGTGAAAATGCTAGATCCTATGGTTTTAAAGATAGGGGCGATTAATTCAGGAAATAATCCGTATTGAGATGGCAGGTCGCTAAGTAGGGTTTTTCCAGCGATCACTTGGGTAAGCGCAAATATCGCGGCATCATAACTGACTGACCATTGCGCCGCAGTTGTTACAGTGTTTTCCGAGGCCACTCGATAAGGTGCAATCTGCAAGAAGAAGGCAAGAAGGCACGATAGGATTAGGAATGCTGCGCCTCCGGGCTTAGCCTGGGATGACCTGAATTTGTTCTCCGCGAGTACCATCGCCGTCAGCAGCGCTGCGGCTGATAGCATTACTGGTCTGCTTTCATGTGCTAACGATACTGGGAAGAATAGAACTGATGTGAATTCAGATGACACGAAAGGAGCGGTCAAGAGTATACAGAGCGCAATGGAAATGGGCCATCTGGCAAAGTTAGTAGGGGCCCTCGCTTTCATTAGTTTTGCCGCTGCTACTAGGCAGATTGGTGACAGGGCTGCAAGAGTAACGAAGATAGCCCGCTCAACTGGTTCGGGAGCAAAAGGTGACGGGGTTGCCACCCTTGGCTCTGCAAGAGTGGGAGTCACTATGTGTGAACCAATTTGAATTAGGGAGAACAGATGTTGTAGGGCGAAAGCAGCAGATACAACCGAAATTATAACCGCAATAAGCACCAGCGTTTGGGTGTAAATCACGTCCTGCCTTGCCTGGCAAATTGGTTCAAATCTCATGTTTTGACCGCCGAATATTGATTCGATTTACTGGATAGTCGCCCAGAAGAAACAGCGCGAAAACGAGTGAGTCGAGCATACCAGCACAACCAATCTCTTCGAACCCATCAAGCGCTATTTGGCGAATTTTCTCGCCTGGAGAACACCTATGCTGATTACCGACCAGCAGTTGCTGCAGATCCTGCCCAAAGCCCGCCCAGTAGCGGGCATTTTTTTGCCTGCGCTGAACCGGGCGATGGTGCGCTGGAAGATCGATAGTCGTGTCCGTCAGGCGGCTTTCTTGGCTCAGGTTGGCCACGAGTCCGGCCAGCTGCGCAACCTGGTCGAGAACCTGAACTACAGCGGCGAGGCGCTGGTGAAGATCTGGCCCACCAGGTTCACCAGCCAGACCGCGCCCGGCTACGCCCGCCAGCCTGAGAAGATCGCTAACAAGGTCTACGGCGGCCGGATGGGCAACGGCCCCGAGTCATCCGGTGATGGCTGGCAGTACCGCGGGCGTGGCCTGCTGCAGGTCACCGGCCGCTCCAACTACCGCGCCGCTGGCGCCGGCCTTGGCCTGCCGCTGGAAGACGACCCTGGGTTGCTCGAGCAGGCCGAGCACGCTGCCCAGTCCGCCGCCTGGTGGTGGGCGAAGCACGGGTTGAACGAGATGGCCGACGCCGGCCGCATCCAGGATATCGGCAGCGTCATCAACACCGGCCAGCCGGGCCGGGTTCCACATGGCGCGGCAGAGCGAAAGGCGCTGTATGACCTGGCGCTGCGGGTGCTGGCATGAAGTCCTTGGTCATCAGGTGCGCGCTGCTGCTTGCCCTCCTGGGTACCTACTGGCTGACGTACCAGCACGGCCGCTCGGTCGAGCGTGCCGAGGCCGCCGTCGCATCAGCACAACGAGACAGCGGCGACCGCCTGGCCGAGGTGATCGGCGAGCGCGGCGCCCGGCAGGAAGAACAACGACGCGCTGCGGCGCAGGAGGAGGCGAGAGCTCATGCTCAGGAAGAACGAACGATTGCTGGTGCTGGCGCCGCTGGCGCTGATCCTGCTGGTCAGCGGGTGCGCGGTGACGCCGCCAATTTCGCCGCCGCCGTCAGTTGTCCCGGCACGGATACCGCCGCTGTCGCCCGAGGCCAGGCAGCCACCCGCGCCGCCATGGTGCTCTCCGACCTGTTCGCACGGGCTGATGCGAGAGCGGGAGAGCTGGCGAAAGCTTATGACCTCGCCCGGATCGCCGGGCAGCAGTGCGAGCGAGAACGCGACTCCCTGATGCCGCCCGGCTGACCGAGTTGCTGTCGAGCGCGATCTGTGGATACGATACTGTATCCATATACAGTATTGGTGCCCCATGTACTTCCTCCTCGTGCGCCGCCGCGTGAATGGCGTGGCCATCCCCAACGATCAGCTCAGGAAGATCAAGCCCCTGCGGGCCGACATCCACATCGGCGACCACCACAGTGAGCCGCTTGGCCGGGTGGCCACCCAGGCCTGGGTGTTCAACCCGACGCCAGCGGCGACATCATCCCGCGACTGCACGACGCCAAGGTCAACGGGATGGCCCAGCTCGGGATGAACATCAACGGCATCGAGGATATCGACGGTGTGCTGTACGCGCAGTCGTGGTGGTGCCGGGCAGAATGATGAGCACATTGCCGAGAGCCTGGCTGGATGAGCTCAACGACCAGTGCGAATTGGCCACCGACCCAGATGGCCTTGCGGCGGTCCTGAGCGAGATGGCAAAGGCGGCGCACCGGCGCCGAGAGGTGGATCCTGATCAGTTGTGCGAGATGCTCGAGTTTGTCGAGTCGGCGCGGCTGTACGGCTTGGCCGAGCACGAGGAGTGGTACGCGTGCGGACTGTTCAAGTACATCGAGCCAGAGCCGAACTACTACGTGCACGAGATACTGCGGCCGGCCAAAAAGTAAAAGAGGAGGGGTCGGCAGAACGCCGGAGGAGGGTGCTTTGGCTGTCTAAAACCGCGCTGATGTTTCTCGGTTTTACTGGGCGAAAGTCGCCCAAACTCGCCAATGCATATTAGACAGCTGCGATGCATAGGCCGCTAACGGCGCGGCCTGAGCTGTGATTCTTACGCTACTGCTGCAGTACTGGCCTGAACAGCTCGGCAGCGGGGATCGGCTTCACGATCTCGATCCACCAGTCCCCTTCGAACTCACGCAAGGTCCCTCCAAGGTAGACGTTTTCCTGGTCAAAGCTGCGTATCTAACGGGGGGTGGCCGCAACGTCTTCTACTTGGCACATGACCATGTAGCAGCAAGTTCCGCCACGTATTTCCTCTACGTGACGATTGCGCTCCTTGTATCCGGGGTTTCCTTGGTTATGCGCGTATCTTTTGTGATGTGTGAGCATTGCGAAGCAGTGCCCGTCGAACTCCCTTGTGCGATCTTTTCATAGTCTGAGCACAAGAGCGCCACCCGTTCGAAGAGCACCCCACGACCAACGGGTGTTCTTGAGCGGCGCGCCAAGGCGCTTGAAGAATTCACTTTGCGTCATGACGAAGAGCCTCGTGAAAGTCGCTTAAATCGATTCCAAAACCCAAACGGCGCCCCTTGCAGTATGCGGCCTGTAGCCGTGCCGTTTCGTCTTTGTTTTGGAATCGATTTCGCTTCTGGCGCCGCATGGATCGGGCGTTTATGCCACGGTTTTGAAAACCGCTACCCGGCGTGAAGCCTGCGGCAAGTGAATGGCCGCTATCGACCCATAGCTGCCCTTCGCCTAGGACCGCTCGCGGCCAAAAGCTGACAGCATCGGCTCAAAATGTCATCCATGTCATAGGCGTACCAGCGAATAGATCAGGTAGAGATCAACCAGCTCGCAGTTGGAGTTCCTTTCCAAATCGAGTAGGCTCTGAAAACCACCATTTATCAATCTACTTAGAGTATCGAAATCCTCATGGATGACAGCTACGAGATTGGCCATAGACTGATTGTCGTGGTCCCGGATAAAACAGCTGAAGCAATGCGCGAAGTCCAGATGGCACAAGTAGCGCCTGAAGAAACTTTCGTACAGAAGATCGCTAATTCAGTGTTCTCCTTTTATGGAGAGCCATTTGCCATCACTCTCGGCAAGCAAGCCGTAGATCTAATTAAAACAATTATGGAGGCTTTGGATAAAGGGGCTGATCTCACCACTCTCAGCTATTCAGAATCTAAGAAAATGAATCTTATTTTTCCGCCAGGTCATCCGCGAGAAAATGTTGTTTACGCTCAGCATCCAGCAAATCCTCTGATGTACTACACTGCTAGCTCGTTTCACCGTCAGGCGTTCGAACATAAGTTTGCAGAGGTGATAACGCTTCTATCGAGCCTTGGCGCTAATGAAATCAAGGTTGAGCATGTCAGCGGCTGGGATCAAGAATTTTCAGCAGGCCTCGGCGTTACAACCCCAACTGGAGATTCTGCATCGGTCGGCGTCGGCAAAAAGGGAGCAGAGAACTCCGCAATTATTTTTGATGCAAAACTGACAGGGCATGACGCACCGTCAATTCCTGAGAATCTGACTTGGTACCGTCATGAAGCCCTTTGGCAAGCTGTTGCCACCGCTCGCGTAAACAACGGATTAAAGAATTTCAATTTGTCACTAACGTACTCGGATGATTACGGGTTGAATGCTGGTTTCAAAGCCACCATAAAGGGCACCGGATTAGATTTGGGCGGAAAATTTGAAGAGCATCAATCTACGGTTTGGAAAATAACCGGTACTTTTGGCCCAGCAAACTTACAATGAAGCGCAGAGATTCGACTCGCTGTTTAGGCTCGGCAAGAAACTCAACGTCTGCTTTTGGCCGCTCTCTGCCGGTCACGACAGGCGGGAGTCGGCCAAAAGAGGACGGTCAGGACCAAGGGCGGTGACGCAGAAGCGCTCAATGGACACCATTCTGTCGAAACGGTAGCGTATCTATGCAAGTGCTCGAAATGAGTCCTCGAAATAACAACTTATTCAAGGTGTATTTTGAAACATTACAAGAATAGATTGATATGCTTTCTAGATGTCCTTGGCTATTCCGCCATGATTGAGAATTTTGGAATTGAAGAGATCTACCATAAGTACTCTCAATTTGTGGATATAGCAAAAACCAAAGTATTTTTCGGAGTGCCTGACGACTATGAAGGTCCAGGCAACAACTTCGAAATATCAGAAATCGTTTCCGACTCAATACTTTTAGTGTCCCACGATATCGAAAATATTGCATCTGTTAACAATTTCATAGGATCTATTCATTTGTTTTTGGAGTTGGGCGTGGCCAGCAACTTCATGTTTCGCGGATGCGTTAGTCAAGGCGATATTATATTTGACGAGCAAAGAAGCATATTTTTAAGCAAAGAGTTTAATGAACTGGCTAAATTCGAGCCTAAAATCAACGCTCCGGTCTGCGTAATATTTGATGAGGCTAAATCCACAGTTCTTTCCTCTTTGTTTGGGGGTGAAGCTGAAAGTGATGGAGTAATGCCTTCAAGGTCGTTGCCGCTGGTTAAATGGTCAGTCCCTCTGAAAAATGAAATAACCAAAGACCTCTGGTGCATTAACTATACATTTTTCTGCGACAAACAAAGCATAGACGCCTCTATTAAGTATCTGGCAGGGGATGTAGCGAAGCAAAATAATTTTATTAAATATCTGGAGTATCTTGAGGGATTCCCTGAGGAAAGATTGGTGCATGGCGGCAAGAGTTCAGATGGCAACTATTCAAAATTGATGAAAAGCAGAAGTGGAATGCGAGTTGCTTTTGTAAGTGCTAGTGGTGACGTTATCCAGCCGCCCATTCAGTGGGGTTTTCCTAGCGTGTTTATTGAGCCCCCTCAAGAAATCATGATGCATATGGACCCCGGCTCTGGCCAGATTAACTTCACCGCAAAAGGTCGGTGGCGCTAAATAAGCTCGCTCCGAGCAAGGGGCGAATATTTTTTCCTCTGAGCCGTCTTGAACGAACGTCAACTTGTGGCCGATTTCTGCCTGTGCTGACAGGCAGCGATGGGTCGACAGCAGCCGCCCACCAACGGCTGCTATTGGCCGATTGCTGCCCTTCGCGAGAGGCAGCTATGGGTCGATAGCGGACAGTTGGCGGTACAAGAAGCGATACCAATTTTGATACCACTGATGGGGGATTGAGGGGGAGCGGAGGGGGGCTGAGCCCAATGAAATCAACCCTTTACCACCGGCCAACACCACTAAAAAACTGCATGGTGATGTTAGCGGTAGAAATCAAGTGCTTGTCCTGCGGGGGTTCCAGAGGTGTATTTAGGCCCTCTCGTCATTTTTGGGCCAATTTTGGGCAAATTCGACGCGGGGCGGCAGCTTCTCCAGCTCCCTCCAGTCCGAGGAGGAGCTGATCCATTTCGCGTAGGTAGAAAGCAACATCTCGACGCTGTGGCCAAGCCGATTTGCAATGAACGCAGGGTTCATCCCAGGCATCAGGCACATGGTTGCGTAGGTGTGGCGGGTGTCGTACTGACGGCGTTCACGGATGTCCAGCGCCTTGAGCGCTGATTTGAAGTGGCGGATTGTAACACTTGGCTCGTTGATCCACAGCCCACCTTTACGAGGGTGGAACACGAACGGACTGACGGGGCGAGCAGATTAGAGGCCATGCGCTTCAGGTTGGCCATTCGCCGTGCCTAGCTGATGGCGTTGCGCCCGCTCATTGAGCAGGATTATCCGGTGATGCGTGGTCTTTGTCCGCTCTTGCGGCGCTCGTTCTACGAGGCTCAATGGCTAGCGGCTGAATCAGTTACTTTCTCCAGGCATGACGTCGTGCTTGGCCGCTATATCACGGCAAAAGTTGTACAAGTTATTGGTGGTGTAGAAGTTTTTGGGCCGGCGGTCCGATTCAGTTCGCAGTTCGGCCTTTTCCAGTTGTGCAGCGGCTGCGCTTCGCTATCGTGGTTTTTGGCCATACACGAAATGACTTCAGTCGTAGGAGGCGGCATGCGAATTCGCGGAGACGTTTATTGGCAGTGGGCGGATCCCACACTCCACCACCGAGAGCACGACGAAACGCTCGATGACGGCACGTTTATCGATGTTCAGGTGAGGCTGGCGCGGACGGGCAACACGCAGATGTTCATCGGCGTCTATGCGCCCGCTGGCGCTGCGCTTCACGAAGAGGTCATCGACTCCCGCCCAGGCGAGTCGATGACCAGGGCACTGGCTTGGGGCGTGGGACGTGCGCGCCGAATCGCCACCGAGGGCCTGGTTGCAACAGAACATCTCGCGGCCTGCTCGAAATAGAGCGGAGAGCAGTCACAGCTGGCTGGAGTACACATGTGCTCCAGTCAGCATCTTCGCTACAGGATGGCTTTCGGCGCAAGAGCGAACCCCTTCACGGCCTCACTATAAATGAAGTGATCAGATACTCGGGCTGGCGCCTGATCTCAACTTCATTCAGCAGCGGCACCCACTTTGCTTGAGGCGCCTCAGGCACGGTGAAGCGATACGTCAAAGCTCACTGCGACGGAACAGGTGCAGAGGGTTCAGCCGGGACCGATCGCGCCAGCTCGGGTAGGATGGCCGGCAAACTACCCTGCTGACGTTTTAAAGTTTGTACTGAATGGTGTAGGACGCATCAGTTCTTGGTTCTATCGTAATGGGAATGCCGAATAGCTTTCCTTGACACTCACTGACGATACAGCGATACACGGCCCCCTGCCGGAGCTGGTTCCACAAGCCTTCGTCATGTATCGATATACGCAATACGCGGTTGTTCGGATCCTCTCTGACCTGAGCAACGTGGTGATCCAGGTCGCAGCCGAAATCCGCAGGCGTCAGCTCTGGATCGTAGCCGATGAGCACGCCGTGCCTTTTCAGATCGTCCCTGATACGCTCAATTACGTCATCTGCTTCTTGTTTTAGCATGATCGTTATCTCGCGGTGCTTTCACTCATCAAAACTCTAGCTGACCCTGATGGTTTTCGCTGTCTATCGGCGTAACCACGATTCTCCCTCATTCCTGACCTCACTCACCGGCTTATCTACTGGATACCAACGGAAATCCGCTGCCGGCATGAACCCCTGTTTCAGGATTGACGAAGCCCGCTCCGGTGATCCACTCGGGTCGAGCCATTCCCGGGCAAGCTCAGGGTCAACGCCGAGGGGTTCCTGCCGTGTATATCGCCCGGGCCTTGGTCGCTTTCAGAGCAGACTGCGGCGTTCGGCTTCTCGTTTCGCTTCAAGGGGCAGTGGAGCCCGTTCGCCCATCTCTACCGTTATCACTGAAGGTGCTCCGCAGCCATATCAACTGCCACCACTGCCTCCTGTGCCGCCTCCTGCCCCACTACTACCGGTTCCGCTTCCACCGGTGCTACTACCTGGGCCAGGCTTGCCATCCGACCCGCTGGATTGACCGTTCTTGTTGGTGCCATCTCCCCCGGTATTGTCAGTGCCGTTGCTCCCGGTACTATTTCCTGTGCCAAGGCTGTCCCCGTGCGTTCCAGAGCCGCTTGCTCCGCCGCCCTTGGGGCTGCTCCCACTATCAGCGCCCGGCGTTCCTGGTGAGCCCACGCTGTTGTTGTCGTTCATGCTGCTTGCCGCTAACGCGAGTGGGGACCCAATGCCGACGCACATGGCTATCAGCAAGGTTTGGAGTCGAATCAGTTTCATAAGGAGTCTCCCGTTATAGGGGTACATCCATTAGGGCGCTGGCGAGGGTACAGAGTGCCAACGGGGTGATAGGCGGTGGTGACATCGATTTATTCGGGGGGGGGCAGGTAGATCGACGCAGGTCGTATGCCGGATCGGCATGAGTGGTCGATGTCGGGTGCCGGACCCATTGCCATTCCCACGATGCCGTTTAACTCAAGGTCGCGTTTTCCTTTTTGAAGGTAAGGCGCTGGCGGGCAGCGCCGTAGGGTTATCCAACGTCCGCTGACGCAGCCCATGTCTCGCGTCTTATCGAGCGGTGTTGCACATCTCCTTTAGGGTCGCCCAAGAGGAGTTTCAGATGGTAAGACAGATTTGCTGGTTGCAACTGGTTACAGTGGTTATCGAACTGATGACCGAAATGCTTCGGTACTTGAATACTTAAATCGTCAAGCAAACAGGAGGCCGAAGCCGAGGTGGCATCAATAGGTGCCACCTCGCTAGAGCGGGCAGCGACCATGCGGCAGGGCAAATCTTGAAGATCAGCATGGCTGTCGCATCGTTGTTGAAGCACGTGGTCAGTTCTTCGTAGGCCCGGTACTTTGCCTGGCTGTGTGTGGCTGCCCAGCACGCTGCACGTAATGGCGCGCATCGCCCAGCATGTACTGAACTTCATCCCTGTCGTACGTGCCGTTGGTGAGGACTTCCCACTGCTTGAGCGGGAGCATCTCAGCCACCTCGCCGCACTGCACATTCCTGGTGGGGTCGCTGTGAATACGCCGATGCGGGTCGCTATCGAGGATGACGCCGATGTAGTTGCTCATGATCTTTTCCATGTATGCGCGCGCTCCGTGACCCGAGTGAAAGCGCGGGGTATCTTGGGTCCAAGGATGAATCATGAAAGGAGGATTGCATGCTGTGGTTCGGAACTGAAAAGGCCAGGTTTAAGGTTCAGCGGCGCATCATGGGCGTGGCTCTGTTGATCGCGATCTTCTTTTTGGCTGCTCAGGTCGAAGCGTACTTGTCAGGTAACGCTACTTGCGGCGATATATGGGACGGCGTTTTCATCACCGGCGTTGCTGGAGGTATGTTCTTCCTCGCAGGAAGATGGTGACCCAGTGCTGCCCTCCGTGGCCGGATGCGGCAGGGGGATTATTTGGCTTGGGAGGGGGTAGTGGCAGGAGTTCGAGTCGGAATTTCAGCCCATCTCAGGCTCATTCAGACGACAGCGCAACATCATCGAGTGCATGTTTGGGTGGCTGAAAGAAAAACGCCGGATCGTGACACGTTTCAACGAGCTCGCGAAAGGCTATGCCGCTCGGGGCTCGCTGATTTGTTCAATGCGGCGTTTGCGACATCTCTTTTCATACAGAATCTAGTTTGAATTCTCCATCATGCTGTCATCCTTGATGTCGCCAAGATATTCAAAGGTGAGGTAGGATTGCGCTGCAATGAGCTATCAATAAAGCCCTCGATGCACCCGCTTGATGCGTTTCCGATACTTTAGCAAATCGTCAACTCTTGAAGATACAGTAAGCCAGGCTACCTCAAATGCCAACGCCGGAAGCGCCATTAAAAGACTAATGGCGATAGTCAACGTGTGGCTCAAGTGTGAGCCAAAGGGGAGGTTGATAACTGCAGCTAGGGTACCTATAGCTGTAGACGCGAAGACCACAAAGAGCGCATAGTTCAACGTAATTTCACGATTAATTGCGACGCTATCGAAACGCTTGGATTTAATCTTCTTGAGTCTTTTGTATTTTTGATGCCTCAAGCCTTTCAAAAGCTTGCCTTTTGCGCCGGACAGAAGCCAAGCCCCAAGACCTCGATAAATTTTTGGAATCATAACGCCTATTACCGCTGCGACGGTGGTGCTGATCCACCATTGAGGGTTGCTAGCCCACTCATTCATGCAGGTCTCCTTGACCCAGTAGGTAAACTATCTCGGTAGTTGAGGCGGCAGTTGCATTGGTGCGCCGAGGACAGAGGTCGGGGTGCCCACTCAATACTCCAGCCTGCGAATCGGCACATTCCCGCGTTGGTACTGCTGATAGCCGGTGTAGGGAAGAATAATGGTATCAGCAATCCCTGACGCAGCCATATCCAACATGATAGGAAACGGCGCCCAGTGCGCCCCCGATCGTGGCGGGCCGTTGAGATTACAGAATTGATAAGCAACGCCGCTGTATGCTCGGGGCATCGTGTGGCAATGCGTGTGCCATTTCGCCAATTCATCCACGGCTTTCGACTCGTCCGAGAGCGTTCGGACGGTACCACAACCACTGAGGGCGGTGATGAGTGCTAAACTAATCCGCAGCTTCATGAATGCCACCCTCCTGTGATTTCCTGATCATAGATCGCTCAATTCACGCCAGCCCACTGCACGGTTTTATGGCTGGGAAACGCTTAACGATCCTGTGCGCAGATGCTCA